TCATTAGCGGCCGCTATTGCTGATCCAGATAGTGATAAAGACATTGTATGTGGTGCATATCCTAAAAAGACTATCGCTTGGGAGAAAATCAAACGAGCCGTTGACAAGGGTGTAGCAGATGATAATCCTAATATTCTAGAAAACTATGTTGGTGATTTTGTATTTAATCCTGTCCCTGGCACCACCGAGATTCGTATCAATGAACCAGTTGAGGTTTTAGAGGGTGGCACTGGATTTATGATGATTCAGAAACACGTGTTTGAAAAGTTTGGTGAAGCACACCCTGAGTTATTGTATAAACCAGACCATGTGCGTACAGCTAACTTTGATGGTTCGCGTCAGATTCACGCATTCTTTGACACAGTCATTGACCCTAAATCCAATCGATATCTATCAGAAGATTATATGTTCTGCCAGTGGTCGAGAGACTTAGATATTAAAGTTTGGATGTGTCCTTGGATGCAACTAAAACATATGGGTTCTTACATCTTTGGAGGCGACCTTGCATCACTTGCCTCTGTTGGTGTCTCTGCAACTGCTGATGCTGCACAAATTGGGAAAAAATCGTAATGGAGAATATGATGAAACTATCAGATCAAACTGTAGAGGTTCTACAGAACTTTTCAACTATCAACCAATCTCTACTCTTTAAAGAGGGCAACACACTCCGCACTGTATCACCTCAGAAGACTGTACTAGCAGAAGTTGAGGTTGGGGATGAATTTGAGAAAGAGTTTGGTATCTACGACCTTGGGCAGTTTCTTTCTGCTCTTTCACTAATTGAAGATCCAGATCTTAACTTAGGCAGTGATGGTTTGACCATTAGCGATGGTAATGGCACTGCTCTTGATTATCGTTATGCTGATGCGTCTATGATTGTCACACCACCTGAGAAAGCACTGACATTGCCTGATGTAAATGCTACATTTGTACTGACCAGTGACAATCTAAAGTCTGTATTACAGGCTGCACGTGTTCTTGGTCTGCCTGAGATTATTGTCAAAGGTGTAGATGGCAAAATTGTTATCAGTGCTGGTGACTCAAAGAATACTTCTATGAACTCTTTTAGCAAAACTGTTGGTACAACAGATGCCGAGTTTATGCATGTCTTTAAGGTTGACAATATGAAGATGATGGTGTTAGAATATAATGTTGAGATTTCTACTAAGGGTATCTCAAAATTCTTTACATCTGATGGTCGTGTGACCTATTTTGTAGCAACAGAGTCAAGGAGTTAATTATGGAAATCCGTGAAGATGATAAATTATCACTAAGTGTATCTATTTCACAATTTGGTGATTCAGTAGACATCTATCGAACACATGCAGCAGATGTAACTTGGTTAGAATTGATGACTAACTTTATTACCGCTTTGAATGCTCATGGTTATCTCATTGGAAGCCATATTGTTGAAATAGATGAAAATGGTGAAGTGGTTTCTTCTAAGCACCGTGGTCGTGAAAACACCTCAGAACTCATGACAGTTGGTGGTGATTAAATTATGAAAGGTTTGTTATGTCAGATTATCTATGGGTTGAACGATATCGACCTACCTCTATTAAGGAGTGCGTACTACCCCAACATCTAAAAGATATATTCCAAGCATTTGTTGATGAAGAGCAAGTGCCTAATCTGCTTCTCAGTGGTGGTCCTGGTGTCGGTAAAACAACTGTTGCCAAGGCACTGCTAAAGCAGTTGGACTTTGATTACATCGTTATCAACGGTTCAATGAAGGGTAACATTGATACTCTTAGAACCGAAATTCAACAGTTTGCTTCTACTGTATCATTCAATGGCAAGCGTAAGTATGTCATTCTTGATGAAGCAGACTATCTGAATCCACAGTCTACACAACCTGCTCTCCGTAACTTTATGGAAGAGTTTTCTAATAACTGTGGTTTCATCTTGACTTGTAACTTCAAAGACCGTATAATCAAACCACTACATAGTCGATGCTCTGTTGTAGACTTTAAAATTACAAAGAAAGAACTGAAAGCTCTCGCACCCCAGTTCTTGAAGCGCATCTATAATATTCTAAAAATGAAAGGTATTGAATACGAATCACAAGTCATTGCTGAACTTATGAAGAAGCATATGCCAGACTGGCGACGTATTCTAAATGAACTCCAGCGATACTCTGTAACTGGTAAGATTGATGTTGGAATTCTTACTAATATGAGTGATGAGTCATTTGACTCTCTGATTAAGATGATTTCTAATCAAGACTTCACTGGCATTCGTAAGTGGATTGTGGACAATAGTGATATTGAAACTGCTACTCTATATCATAATCTATATACTCATGCCAGTAAGAATATGAAACCAGCAAGCATCGCACAAATGGTTCTGATACTTGCCAAGTATCAGTATCAGGCAGCATTTGTGGTGGACCATGAGATTAATAATGTAGCCTGTCTAGTTGAGTTAATGACAGATTGTGAATGGAGTTAATTATGTCTCTTGAAAATTTGTTGATTCTCTTTGGTGTTGCAATGCTAATGGGTATGAACGCCTTATATATGGTATACCAATGAACCCGTTTGATTTTGTAACTGATATCAATCTGGGCAAGAAAGATATCATCACCAACTCCGATAACCCAGAACTAGCAGAAAGGACTTATAACCCCTATCTAACGAATAAGTCGTTATCATACTTCCAAGATACTGTTCATTATGCCAATGAGATGAATATGCACAGCGATCTAAATCATAAAATGCAATATTCATTTCTACTAAATATCGTTAGAAAGCGAAAGCGTTTCTCAAAATGGCATAAAACTATTGATGATGAGAACTTGCAAGCCGTTATTGACTATTATGGTTATTCAGTCAAGAAAGCAAAGGAAGCACTCAAAATTCTTAGTGATGAACAATTATCAACAATAAAATTAAAATTGAGTAAAGGTGGTATGAAATGACTGATTTAACTACAATGGTTGAAGTACATCTCAAGAATGAAGATGACTTTCTCAAAGTAAAAGAAACCCTAACACGTATTGGTGTTGCCTCTCGCAAAGACCGCAAATTATACCAGTCCTGTCATATTCTACATAAGCAGGGCAGATATTTTATTGTCCACTTCAAAGAACTCTTTGCACTTGATGGCAAACCCTCTGACTTCAACGAGAATGAAGCTGATATTGCACGTCGTAATACTATTGCTAACCTACTAGAGCAATGGGATCTAGTTACGATGGTCGATTCTTCAAAGACTGCAGAACCAGTTGCACCTTTGAATCAAATCAAAATTCTACCTTACAAAGAGAAGGGAGAATGGGAACTTGTAGCGAAATATAGTATTGGGAGGAAGAAGTAATGTATGGTCAAGTACCACCTAGTGAAGTTAAAACATCAGAAAATCGCACTCGTAATATGCTCTTAGAAGCAAGCGAGGCACACTTTAAATCACATATCAAAAAGCACCAAGCTAACATTGAAGTGCTTCTACGTCATACTGTCGGTCTGGCAGAGCATCCTGATATCATGGAAACGATTGAAAAGGAACTGGAGATCATGGCAGAATATGACGATAAATTAGAAATGTTGAAAAAATATTTCTAAAAGGGCTTGACATTTGCTTTCATATGTATTATATTAAGTATGTAAGTTGATGAAAGAGAGTGAATGACATGAACGTGATTAAGTTTGAAAAAGCCCACAAGAAAGCGATTGATATCGTAGACTCTTGGGCATCGACCAATACCGACTGGGAAGTCATCATCATTCAAAATGTCAAAGATATGTATGAGCTTTGGTTAGAAGATGATACGAAAGGTTTCCGTGATAACGAACTTATGGGTATCTACGATACTTTCGATATTGCAGTTCGGAACGCTGAATGCATGGTCGATGTATATGAACCCGCTCAGGGTAACCCTGATGATTGGACCCCGCGCGCTCGTGGATGGTGTGAATAAGGATGAATGTCATGCGTAACACTATTGCTAAAGACCTGCGTACATCTAAGTACGCAAAAAAAGTAGTTGCTTCCAAGAAGCACTACACCCGTAAACTCAAACATAAAGGTAACTAGATTATGAAAAACTATGTGAAGATCCTTGCCGTGAGTACAGTCGCACTGTCTCTTGGCGCTTGTAACGTTGCTACTATTGCTCCACTTGCTGGTACTGCCCTTGGTGGTGCAGGTGGTGGTGCTCTTGGTAATCAGTTTGGCAAAGGCACAGGCAAAACCATCTCAACAATCGCTGGCACCTTATTAGGTGGTCTTGGTGGTTATAAAGCTGGTCAGTTTGTTGCAATGCCTTATCAAAATCGTTCTGCGATCAATGGTAATACGATGAATATTCATCGTAATGGTCAGCGTATCGATCAAAACGGTCAACGTATTGACCAAAATGGATATCGAATTGATATGAACGGTCAACGTATTGATGATATGCATATCACTAATGGTCAACGGCGTTATAACTACGATGGTACGCCAGTTATCATCAACGGTGGATCTATTCCACCACAAACGCAGAATCAACCAGTTGCGCCTACCATGAGCAATTATGGTTGCAAAGTTCAGCGCAACTACGTTGTTTGCAACTCTAACTAAGGTATGCACTGACTGCATATCAGAGTTAGAAAAATAACGAAACAAAATTTCGTTATATTAGACTAAATAATACTGAGCGGAGAGCGTTTCTCTGCTCTTTCTATGATACGCCTATTGGGTATCAAAACAAAACTAACCTTGCTTACACAGGAGGTAAAAGCAATGACTAAACATATGTTCAATTTAACAGACTTTCCCATGTTCGTTGGTTTAGACCGTGTCTATGACCAGATGCTAAAACACGCAGACTCTATGAGCATGGCAAAGGCTATTCCTAATTTTCCACCCTACAACATTCGTAAGGTAGATGATAACAAGTACACCGTGGAAATCGCTGTCGCTGGATTTTCAAAGTCTGATATCGATATCGAAATCGATGGAGACACCCTAAAGATTACTGGTAACTCTGCTTCTGTCGATGAAGAAGATAGTTTCTTGTACAAGGGGATTGCCAATCGTGCCTTCTCCCGCACATTCAACTTAGCAGATACAATTGAAGTTAAGGATGCCTCTCTCGTTAACGGAATGCTAAAAGTCTTCCTAGAGAATATTATTCCAGAGAATCAAAAGCCACGCAAGATGGATATTACAGAGGAGCCTGCTTCACATGAAAAAACTGATTAAAGCAATTGTTGATTGGTTCAATGAACCAACTAGATATGAATTCGAAAATGAGTTGGAGTACCTTTCTAAGTCTGTTGACGCTGTAGATATTAATCATAAACTTAAAAAAGTAGCCTTAGAGAAAGGATATCTATAAATGGAATTCATTACACAGTCACCAGACGCAATCTTTTTTGGTGGTGTGTTTGGTATGTTCTTCCTAGCAACTATTACTTCAGTTGCCGCTCATAAGTTTTTTAGTTGACATACCATCTAACATCTAGTATTATAGGGGAGTGGGAAACTGCTCCCCTTTTGCTATGGAGATGACTATATTTTATTCTAATATTGATAGGTTTGGCAATAGTCTGCTCATTCGTGGATTTCAGAATGGCAAGCGATTTCAACGTAAGCATAAGTTCTATCCTACATTTCATATGCCAGACCAGAAGGGTGACTGGCAATCTCTTGACGGTCGCACTCTGGGTGAGATAAAACCAGGTGACATGCGTAACTGTAAAGACTTCATCAACAAGTATGAAGATGTAGCTAACTTTAGTGTGTATGGCACAACTAATTATGTACATCAGTTCATTAGTGAATCATTCCCTGGTAAGATTAAGTACGACCGTACTAAACTAAACATCTGCACGATTGATATTGAGGTTGGGTCTGAAGATGGTTTTCCAGAACCACGAGATGCCAAGCATGAGATTATCACCATCACCATCAAGGACAACAACAAGTCATTGTATCATACCTGGGGTTCGTATGACTTTGATAGTGACAAGTGCGAGCAGGATGTTTTCTACCACAGATGCCGCGACGAGCGTGACCTGCTACTCAGTTTTCTAGAGTATTGGTCGGACCACATTCCTGATATCATCACAGGTTGGTATTCAGACTTTTTTGACATTCCCTATCTTATCAATCGTATCTCGCGTGTGCTAGGTGAGGAGTCGGTGTATAGTCTCTCACCATGGCGCAAGGTCAGCCCTGATAACAAAACGATTGCTGGGCGTGAGCAGGTTGGTTTTGATATCATGGGTGTATCACAACTTGACTACATCGACCTGTTCAAAAAATTCACACTCAATACTCTAGGTCAGCAAGAGTCATACAAGCTTGACCACATTGCCAACGTGGTGCTTGGTGAGAAGAAACTAGACTACAGCGAGTAT